CCTCTGTCAACCTGGAGATCATCACATGGAGTCTAAAGTTCTCGTTGCTATCGTTGTCACGCTTCTACGGCACCTTGGTGCTGTGTCTGCTGACAACGAGGGCGTCGTTACCTTCGGGCTCAATGATGTTGTTCAGGGCCTTCAGCACGCGTTGGACGATGGCCACCTTACGGTGCGCGAATTCGTCGATTTGTGTGCGGGGGTTCTTGAACTTGATCTCTTTGATTGACGGGGAAGTCCTTCTGTACGAGACACTCGTCGTGAGACGATGTGTTTAAGTCAAGATTACTAGCGTTCCAGCCTGGGCCTTTCGGGCCTACACTGGATTAGTCTTGTACTTCTTGCCGTCGTACCGGCTCTCTTTGAGAGTCGAATCGTGCCCACCAAGAAAAGGATTGGTCTTATGCAGAATCTCAACATTCGCTCGTCTTCTACTTATCATACTTGGAAAACCCCTCCGGGGTCTTCGTATGATACGTTTAAGCCGAGCTCATCTCGAGTTTATCTGCGTAACTCCACAGGGTACACCGGACCGAGACCGAAACCTAGTCCTCATGGCATCAACCATGCATATTCGCTGAATATTCAAGAGCATATCAAGCTCACGAATGATTCATCGTATTATTACACGGATGGTAGCCAAGAGCATGGATTCGGTGACTTCTTCGCCCCTTCAATCTCTCTTGGCGCTGTCATTCTGCCCTCCTACGATTGGTCCTCTCTCGAGAACCGCGCGTTGGAAAAGCTGAATGAAAACGTTAGAGGGAGTTTAGATCTTAGTATCGACCTGGCGGAAGCTGGGAAGACTGCTAAGATGCTAAACGTTCAAAGGCGCGTGAACTCTTCAGTCTCTAACTTTTTCCAAACTGTAGACCGGCGCTCGCGTGGTCTTCCTCTCTCATCTAAGAATCTCTTCTTAGGTTTGTTGAAGAAGCCTGCTGGCGCTTGGCTCGAATGGCAATACGGGATTCGTCCCTTATTGTCAACGATCTTCGGTCTTGCAGACGAAAACATTAGAACTGTTCTCAACAGAGTCCAGGGCTTCGGGGGTCGCGCAAGCGACATGAGTTATAAGCCGACGACTTTTCGAATTAATACCGTGAACGGCACCGCGGACTTTCCCATTATTTCATCGGACATTAAATGTTCGGTGACTTATGGAATTGCCCTCGATGTCGGTAGCGGTTTCGATTTGTCCAGGTTTACTTCTCTAAACCCCGCAAGCATTGCTTGGGAGCTGATGCCTTACTCCTTTGTTGTCGACTGGTTCTTTAACGTCGGAGGTTACCTCCGTAGTTTAGAAACAGCCCTCATCAATGGAGCTGCGTTTCGTGGCGGTTACAAAACGAGACTCAGTGCTGTCAGCGGTATTACGTATGGATATACTAAATCTGGTAAGAATCGTTTTTCCTGGGAAAAGTCGTTCGCGGAAATCGTGGACGGCCAATTCCGGGGTCTCGACCTCAACAGATCAGTTCTCCTTACGTATCCATTTCCGAACCTTCCATCCTTAAGGGCGGATTTGGGCTCGTCTCGTCTCCTCTCCGGTGCCGCGCTTTTGGCGCAGTTCGTAAAGGGACGTTAAGCCCCTCCTGTCTCTGAGAGCCGTGAAGGCTTTCATCTGACGGGAGGCAACTCTGGACTAGCGATAGTCCACTGTCGGAGCTTCCATGCGGGAGTTCCTCTTCACTACGAGAGGGGCCTTTATGGCTTCCAACATCGTCCTTGCGGACGCACAGGCGACCCCTGTAAACCATACCTTCGTGCCGATCGGTCGCGACAAGAATGGCGTGTACTGGTTCGAAGATCAATCCGCTGCCAATGCTATTGGCTACTGGCGGATTTCTCTCGACCTGGTCAAGCCGCCTGTCGCAACTGCGAAGCAGACCTCCGAGGGCCGCACGATTCGTGCTAAGATCGCTCTGCATGAGCCTATTCTCGAAACGGTGTCTAATAGCACCGTCTCGGGTATCGCTCCTGCGCCGACCGTTAGCTACGTGCCGCGCTCCTTCGCTGAGTTCGTGCTTCCGGAGCGTGCAACTCTTCAGAACCGCAAAGACTTGCGGAAGATGATGGCCAGCCTCCTGACAGAAGCCCAAGTGACTTCTGTCGTGGAGACCCTGGTCTACATCCAGTAATCCTTTCTTAGAGAGGATCACATGAAGAGAAAGCAGCGCTCTGCGAGCGTCGAACTTTCAGTGATGAAGGTTTTGCTTACGCAGCTTCAACCGAGTGTTGTGCCGACGACTGTCGTTGACTATGTCAACTTCGATCTGAAGCCCAACACGTACAACTCGCTCGATCAGTTCAAACGGGATTACGTATACGCGTCCTTTCTTCGAAAGTGGAAAGGTTTTCGTGTGCGTGAAATTAACCCCGAAAGGGCTGCCCTCGACTCTTGGTTGAAAGCCGAGAAGTTATGCTTCCAAACTAACAAACGCCTCGAACTTGAGTCCACCACAGGTTGCTACTCTGTGGCGCCGTCTGTAATAGTTACAGCGCAGCGTAAAATAGCTCAAATCCTCGGACGTTTGGATAGGGAACGCATAACTGAGTTGTGCCGGTTCGGTAATGGGGCCACTTACGACTTACGTCGGGGTGCCACCCATGCCGAGAAATCCTGTAGACCGTCTGTCACCTTAGAGGCCATCCCCTGGGTATGTATCGCCTTAACGGGCGATCCATATCTCCAGGAGCTGGTGGGCTCTTTTAGCGACCTTCGAGTCGTTAGGGCTAATCGAATGGTGATGGTCCCGAAGACCGCTAAGACACACCGTCCTATCGCGGCCGAACCTACACTGAATAGTTATATTCAGCAGGGTATCGGTCGTTATATACGAATGCGTCTTAAACGGTTTGGCGTCGATCTTGATGACCAGACGATCAATCAAGATCTCGCTCGCATAGCAAAGAGCTGGGGCTTAGCAACCCTAGACCTGAGTTCTGCGAGTGATACGCTTTGCACCAACCTTGTCAAGCTTCTCCTACCACCTGAGTGGTATGAGGCCCTTGACGAGGCCCGATGTCGTTTTACCGAGTACGGCGGCAAGACTTTCATGAACTCTAAATTCTCGAGTATGGGCAATGCCTTTACTTTCGAACTTGAGTCTATGATTTTCTATGCCCTTGTCTCGTCATGCGGCGTCGGTGGTGTTTTCTCAGTCTACGGCGATGACATAATCGTTCACGATTGTGATTACCGGCACACTGTTGAAGTTCTTCAGTGGGCCGGCTTCAAAATCAATGACGATAAGTCATTTAGTAGTGGCTCTCGTTTTTATGAGTCTTGTGGCAAGCATTATTTTGATTCTACGGAGGTTACTCCGTGTTATCAGAAAGATGTCTGCACTCGACCTCATGATTACGTTCGCCTTTACAATCGTCTTGTTCGTGCTGGTATACGCCTTGACCTCCGTAAGGAGTTCAATGCTGCTGCCAGAGTCGTTCTTGACGAATGCCGTGCCCTCTTCGGTCGAGATAGCCCCGGAATAGGACCCATGGTGGAGTACGATGAGTACTTCATCAAGGAGAACTATTCCTGGCTTTCAGACCAAGAGGATCGCGTCCGTATCCGCTCTGCTGTGACTGTCGCGAAGATCCGCAAGGATCTGAGCGACAATCATCACATTGCTTATTACGGTCGCAAGCTGAGAAACGCTTCTTTTCTGAACCCTGCCGATGATGGCCAGGTTTCGGAAGCCGGAGCGTCAAAACTTATCGTTATCGATAAGTACCATTGGCGAAGCGCTACGTTGTAGTGGCGTAGCGCCGGTCTACCGTTACTAGCTAGTTGCTAGTATTGATTGTCGCCTTAGGTAAGCGGCTGGAGAGGAGGACCAGAAATGGCCTTCCATAAAGTGTTGATG